GCTACACAAGGTCCTTCAGGCGGCGGTACAGGATATGGAAGTAATGGTGGTCACGGACACAGTGGTTGGTCCGGTGGCGGTGGCGGCGGTGCAGGTGGAGGTGGACAAAATGCTCAAAGTGGAGGTACTGGTGGTGATGGAGGTTCTGGCCGTTCAAATAATATAACAGGAAGTTCTACTACATATGCAGGAGGCGGTGGTGGAGGACAACCAGGTGGACAAAGACCGGGAGGTTCAGGAGGTGGAGGTACAGGAGGAGATGCTAGTACCGGTGGACAACCAGGAACAAATGGTTTAGGTGGTGGCGGCGGTGGAGTTAGAGATGCTCCAGGTGGAGCTGGTGATGGTGGTAACGGCGTAGTTATTGTTCGATATTAAAATTCAATCCAACCGGTTATAATGTATTTACTACCACTAAGTGGTGGATTGCCTCTATGTGTATGAGTAAAACTAGAAGGCCATATCAATATGCGGCCTTTTTTTGGTTGTATTCTTTTATGTTGATATAAAAATTCTGTTTCACCACCCTCAATAATATCATTTAAATAACACATAACTACAGCAACTCTTTGTGATTGATTACGTTCCATTTTTTCAGCGTGCCAAACATGATATCCTTGAGATGGTTCTGTTTTTTGTATTTTTAATTGATATACATTTTGTCTAGCCATATTTTTTAGTATTGAGTATTTTTCTACATATTTTTCATAACAAGGCCAAAAAAAATTCATAAATGGTTTCATAATAGAATATAAGTTTAAATTGTTTAAATCGGATAACATATCTATAGCTTTATCTTCAACTAATGTTTGTTTATATTTTTCACCATATAATATCTCTCTATTATATTGAAAATTTTTATTTGTATCAAAAAATTTAATATAGTTATCGCACCATTCATCAGGCAGTGCATTATCATATATTTCAATAAAATCTGTCATTAAAATCTCACTCTTTCTTTAAAAGTAATTAAAGTTTTTACATATCTTTTGTTTTAAATTTTGTGTTAAAAGCAATACTTATTCTATCTTCATTTGATGTGTTGCCATCAACATAATGTTCTAATGATGATGGAAACATTACAAGTTTTCCAACTTGTGGAGTGTGATAATATCCAGCCCATGTGTAATTATTATATTCTTCAATTGTATCTTGATTAAAATGATACTCATGTGTTCTACATGGATTTATAAAATTTATTTTACCACAATTTTCTGGAGTTTTTAAATATATCACACCTGAAAAAACAGAACCTGGATGTGAGTGAGGTTTATTTGTTCCACCAGTAGGGTTAATATTAATCCAAAAATTATCTAATGTTTGTACATATGTTTTTTTTAAATTCATATAACAATGAAAATTGTTTGACACTGTTTCTATTGTTTTTTTTAATTCTGTAAATACTTTTAAATTTTTATCTAAATCGTTACTTTGCCATCCATTTACATTTGAAAAGTTTCTACCATCAGTTTTGTTTTTTAAATCAAAAGAGTATTTTATTAGTGGTTCAACATCAATAGTAGTTAAAACACCTAAAATAGGAAATTTAAATGCGTCCTCTATTAAATTTTTCATTATTTCTTTTTTAAAATTCATTAAAATTCTATCCAACCGTTTAAAATATATTTATCATTTGATAAAGGTGTATTACCTCTATGTGTATGTGTCATAGATGATGGATAAATTAGTAGTTTGCCTTGTATAGCTTTTTCTCTTTTTTGTAAATATAAAAATTCTGTTTCGCCTCCTTCTTCAATCGTATTTAAATATAACTGAACATTTAATAGTCTATTAGTTTCTGGTTTACCTGATGCTTCATAATGCCAATCATGGAAGCCGCCGCCAATTAAAGTTTTTTGAATTTTAGTTTCATAGATTTGGTGCCTATCAGTATCATCTAAAATGCCATATTTTTTTTTATACTCAGGATAAATGTTATTCCAAAATACATTTAAAAAAAATTTTTGTATATCGCCTGAAGGTCTAATTATATCTATTTTATTTAAAGATAATGAATTACTATCTTTTGATAGTTTACCTTTTTTTTGAAAATTACTTTCTGAATGTGTGTATCCAGCAACTTCCATATTATCATAAAATTTTATAACATCATTACAAAAATTATCATTAAAAGCATTCTCAAATACGCCTATAAAATTATCAATTTTTATTTTCATTTTATTTCTCTAATATGTTATTTCCCACAATCAAACAATCTAATTTCGAATTATTATATAGTTCTATTGCTTGATTAATACTACCAGCAATTGGTTCACCATTAATATTTAGACTGGTATTTAATATAATAGGACATCCAGTCAACTGTTCAAATTTATTTATTAAATCATAAAAGTAACCATTGTACACACTTTGATACCTACATGAACCATCAATATGTCTAACAGCATCATATTCTTCGGATATCTCATTTACATAAGTCATATAAGGACTTTCTACATACTCTTTAAATATTGAGTTTGCTTTGTCGTGCAAAACTGAAGCACCAAAAGGCCTATAGTTTTCTCTTTTTTTTATTTTGTTTATTAAATTTTTACCGTCTTTTATTCTAGGGTCCATAAGTATTGATCTGTTACCTAAAGCTCTAGGTCCTATTTCGCCGTTGCCTTGATACCAACCTATAATTTTTCCTTGCGATAATAGTTGAGCAGCTTTTTCTATTGTTTTTTTTGAAGGGGTTTCTGTAGGATTTTCATCTAATTGTGAATAAGGAAAATTGTTCAACAAAAACTTAGACAAATTATTTCTTCTTCTCAAAAATTCAATCGCACCTAAGCTTAATCCATCATCTGTGGTGTGTGGAGGCACATATAAATTAGGAAAATATTTTTTAAGTTTTGTATTCCAAATAACATTTTGTGCCACACCACCAGTAAAACAAATTTTATCATCTTTGTTACAATACTTTTTAAATGTTTCTAGTAATATATCTCCTGCTTTTTCATGTATGGTTTTAATCCAATCCAATGCTGTTAAACAAGAAACCTTATAATCACCTTTATATTTTTCCCAATTTTTAATATTAAATAAATCAGTTACTTGATATATGTCTTGTTTTAACATACTGTAAAATTCTTTATTAAATGTTCCGTATGATTGAAGCCCCATTAATTTACCAGCTAAATCAGCAGTGTGATTACATTGTATTTCAAATTTTTTAGCAGCGCCGCCCATTTCGGCGCCAAGTGAACCATGTTTTATAAAATGCCCTTTTTCAATTATTTGGTCATTTTTTATAATACTCCAAGATATTTCATGGTCGCCAAAACCATCAAACACCATGTGTATATCAAAATTGTCATACACACTTAAAGCGTGTGCATAATGGTGGTTGATTCTATGAACAGGACAATTTGCATTTATAAGTGAGTAATCTATAGACGGAAAAAAGTTTTCTTTTTCTTTATTCCAATGTTTATTTTTATACAACCATGGGTCTACAACAATTGCTATTTCATCTATTTTATCTGGATTATCTTTAAAAATATTTTTAACAATATCACGCCATACATATAAATCGTTATATGCGTGGTGTTTAATTTTATTAAGTCTTTCAGATTTAAAATATCTTAAAATTTGACCATCAAAATAACTAAAATTACTATCATGATCACAAACTCTAATACCTAAAAGTTTCATGTTATATTCAAGTGAAAACTAAGAACGGTTTTTCTATTATTTGTGTTAATTAATGGTGATGAGTGATATAAAAAAGCAGGAAACATAATAATGTCTCCTTCTTTTGCATCATATTCAATTAAATTATTATAATTAAAATCTTTAATTTCAGTTTTGTGGTGGCTTTCGGCTAGTTCAACGTAGTAAACACAAACCAAATTTGTATATTTGTGCGTATGCCATTTATGATTATCATTTTTATGGTATTGTTGAAACCAAATTTTATCCATTTCGAAACCATATAATTTAAATTTTGCTAACGATTCCTTCATAAACTCTTTTAAATATGGTTGAATGAATGAAATGTATTCTTTTTTGTAATTTGTTATATAATAATCTGTTTTACTGATACTATCTGAATTATCATTAATATTAACATAAGGAGTTTTTTCAATTAAATCTAATAATTTATTTTTGACAATTTGATGTTTGTCAAATGTAAATTTATATACTAAATTTTTCATAATTTTTTATATTTTTTTGCAATAGTTAAAACTAATTTGTCTAGTTTTCTACTATCAGCACAAATAGAAAATATAGGATATTTTATATTGCCTTCTTTTATACTGCCTTGATATCCTATAAAGATATTTTCTTCTTTGCAAATAGTATAAAATATACTTTTTTCATAAGGAACTTCAATACAATCTTCAATTTTAAATTTTTCTTTTAATTGTTTTACTTGTAAGTTATCTTTTAAATCTAAAGTTTTAATTACCTCTTCAACTATTTGTTTATCTCTATCATTTATAGTTCCATAATCAAACGGTTCTAGTTTTTGCATAATTTTTTTGTTTTTTTCTATTATAATTGCCATATTTACCTTTCAAGTTTATGTGGAATACCTAAACATTGTCTATTATCATATTTATTTTTAAAAAGTCCATTATTATCGTTATAGTGTAAAAAAGCTTGAGCCTGATTTAATCCTTGAAATACATCTCGCCAATGTTCTACTTCACATCCTTTATAAAATAAAATATCTCCAGGATTTAGATGTATAGGTTTACCATCAACATACATTGGCCAATTATATAATTTATCTTTTAAATTTGAAATATCATAACCTAAACACATAGTTGCTGAAATTTCACAACTTGTTCTATCTTTATGTTTTTTTAATTGGTTTCCAGTTTCATACAATCTCCAATAAGAATATTGAGGCGTTAAATTTAAACCAACACATTTTCCTATATTATCATTTGATAAATTTAACACCGTATCAAATACAGGATCTCCATAAAATGAATATGAATTTTCAGCTTGATGATCAGTAAACTCTCCATCCCATTTATTATCATAAATGTGATTAAAATAAGTGTATTTTAAACTTTCTCTTAAAGCTTTAGTTTTCATATATTCATATAGTAATAAAGAAATATCTTTGCTTATAAAATTTGGCACAACAACATATTTGTTTTTTCTAAAAAATCTTGCGTATTGTTCTATCATTTAAATGGCCTTCCTAAACACCAACATACTAAAGAATATCTTTCACCGCTTTCTATGGGCGTTACACAATGGTCAACAAATGATGGAAATACACACACCGTTCCAGGTTTTCTAACTTCTTCACAAATTACAAATCTTTGAGTTGAATTTGGGCCAAAATCAAATTTTAAATCTCCTCCAATAAAACCTGTGTTTAGTGAAATTGTTGCACTTAATTTTCTAACTTTACCTGTTTGTTTAATATCTTGATTATATTTTCTTTCTGTAGAGTTACTAGGAGTTACTCCTGGTATTTCTTTTTTATATATGTCGTTCCAATCTCCACCACCATCTTTGTGCCAACCATAAAATGCACCTTTTTCATGGTACTTTGTAAATTGCAACGCTTCATACCAATCTATATCAAATTTCCAACCAGCAAGTATATTTGCTTTCTGCATGAATGGTAATATCAAATCATATACCCAATTTTCTGAAATCCAAGCTATTTGACTGTTTCTTATATAATATTTTGACTTATCTTCAACTTCACTTATTAATTTATCACCTAACGAGGCTTTATCTAAATTTTTACCTTTTTCATTATTACCAAACGTAGTGCCTTCTTGTAGTACTTTAGAATTACCTAATTCTATAATTTTTTGACATTGTTCTAAAGTAAGAGCGTTTGTAAAATAGAAATATGAGTATTTTAATAGCATTTTTTATTTATCACTTTTTTATTTAAATCAAGTTCTTATGTATTATAAATATTAAAGTTATATAAGAACGTATGATTATTTATAAAGGTTTAAGTAAAGGTTTAGGGAGAGGAATATGGGTGCATATACAAATTTAATAGTAGCAAAAGGTACTAAAATATACGCTTTAGTAGAGGTTGATGATTACGCTACTACCAAGTCTACAGGCGGTATTGTTAAAAAAATATATTGGGTTCTTCCTTTAACAAATTCAGAAGGTGCTGATGTCAATTATTTTACACCTTGGAAAAAAGAATATGATTGTAACAGCGGTAAGTACAAAGCAATTGAAATTACAAACTATGAAAAAGAAGTTTTTGTAGGCTGGATAATGCAAGATAAAACAGGTGAATTAAGAGATCCAAATTCTTAATAAATATGAGTGATATAAAAAAACACTCACAAAAAATTTTTTAAAAAAATATGTGATGTATTATTATGAAACTTGAAAGCATTATTATTGTTGGTGGAGGTTCGGCAGGTTGGATGACCGCAGCAACTCTTATCAAAACTTATCCTAAAAAAAGTATTACTCTTATAGAAAATCCTGATTCACCTACAATAGGCGTAGGAGAAAGTACCATTTATACAATTAAGCATTTCATTGATTATTTAGAATTAGATGAAAAAGATTTTTTAGCTGGTACTGATGGTTCTTATAAGTTAAGTATAAAGTTTACAAATTTTTATAAAAAAGGTGAGTCGTTTCATTACCCTTTTGGGTATCCAAATATTGAAGGCACACTTAATAATTTAAATGATTGGTGGTACAAAAAGTTTTTAAACCCAGAAACTCCACATTCTGATTATGCTAATAGTTATTATGAAGCTATGCAATTAGTCAATCATAATAAATTTGAAGAAGGTACACCCTATGCGTATCATTTTGATGCAACAAAGTTTGGTGAATATTTAAAAGAAAGTTATTGTAAACCTAGAGGGGTAAAACATATTATAGATGATATTACAGAAATTAATACAGATGAGAATGGTATTTTAAATTTAAATAAAAAATATAAAGCAGATTTATATATTGACTGTACAGGCTTTAAATCATTATTGTTGGAAAAAACATTAAAAGAGCCGTTTGAAAGTTATGAACATATTTTGCCTAACAATTCAGCTTGGGCAACAAGAATACCATATAAAAATAAAGAAAAACAATTAGAACCTTTTACAAATTGTACGGCGTTAGGTAATGGTTGGGTTTGGAATATACCCTTATGGAGTAGAATTGGCACTGGTTATGTTTATTCGGACAAATATGTTTCAGACCAAGAAGCATTAGAAGAATTTAAAAAACATTTAGGTAGAGATGATTTAGAATTTAAAAATATAAAAATGAGAGTTGGTATTCATAGGAGACTTTTTGTAAAAAATGTTGTTGCTATTGGATTGTCTGCTGGTTTTATAGAGCCATTAGAAAGTAGTGGTTTATTTTCTGTGCATGAATTTTTAAAAGA